TAAGAGGTGGTACATCAGCAGGTAAAACTATTTGCATCCTGCTTATACTTATAGATTATGCTATTAAAAACGAAGGTAAAGAAATAAGCGTAGTATCTGAATCAATACCACATTTACGTAGAGGTGCATTTAAGGACTTCTGCCAACTGTTAAAGGGTTTAAATAGGTATAGGGATATACAGCTTAATAAAAGTATCTTAAAATACACATTTACAAATGGTAGTTATATAGAGTTTTTTAGTACAGATCAACCAGATAAACTACGTGGAGCAAGAAGAACTGATTTATACATTAACGAATGTAACAATGTACCCTTTGATGCTTACAACCAATTAGCAGTTAGAACATCTGGAAACGTTTGGTTAGATTACAACCCATCAAATATTTTTTGGGTAGATAAAGAATTAGTAGGCAAAGAAGATGTTGACTATATAACACTAACTTACAAGGATAACGAAGTGCTACCTGTAAGCATTGTAAAAGAAATAGAGAAAGCAAGAGATAAAGGCAAAACCTCAACGTATTGGTCAAATTGGTGGAGGGTGTACGGACTTGGTGAAACTGGTTCTTTAGAAGGTGTATGCATACCTGGTTGGAAAGAAATAGATAACATACCACAAGAAGCACGTTTGTTAGCCTATGGTATGGACTTTGGATATAGTGTTGATCCTACAACGTTAATAGCATTGTATAAATGGAACGATGCATATATATATGATGAGGTGTTATATAAAAAAGGAATGTTAAATAGAGATATAAGCAGGTTCTTATCACAACTTAATATTAAAGAAAACATTGTAGCTGATTCAGCAGAACCTAAAAGCATAGCAGAACTGCAAGGGTATGGACATTCTGTATATGGTGTAAGCAAAGGCAGGGATTCAGTAGTATATGGATTAAACCTAATGAAACAAAACGAAATATACATAACATCTAAAAGCAAAAACCTTAAACGTGAATTAGCAGGATATGTATGGGCAAAAGATAAAGATGGTAACCAGCTACAAAAACCAGGTGGTGAGCATCCTGACTGTATTGATGCAGCACGGTACGTTTTAACAGACCAATTAGAAAACCCTAACAAGGGTGAATACTATATATATTAATTGTGTATTATTTGTTAATTAAATAAATAGTAGTATATTTACAAAGTAAAACAAAGTTTAACTAAAATTAAATAAAATGAGAAAGTACAAAGACAGGTCAACATCTACAAGATTATTATCAAACGTTGAAAAAACATCTTACAAATTAATTATAAAGTTTGGAGATAATATTAGAGAAAAAATATTTGAAGGGAAAGATGCTTATAAAAGAGCAATATTATTCCAAGATGGTGTTACAGAAATGATGCAATCAATTAGATAAAAACACAGGGGGAGGCAACTCCCCTTTTTTATTAACCAATAATTATATTATGGAAAACAAAGTAGAGTATATAATGGTAAAAGAATTAACTAAAAAAGAAAACAGAAAGAACCTCACCAGAATATTTGGTGGTGCATTATTATGTGGCTTATTTGCTATAGCATCAATGTATTTCTTCTTATTCTTTATATTGTGGGCAAATGACATAACAGATAAAGTTGTTGGATATTTTTAAGATGCAAGAAGCGTGTTGGTACGAAAATATATATATAGTACAAAGACCATCTAAACGTGGTGCTAAATCTGATGTTTATTTAGATATAGATTATAAAGGTCAAATACTAAAAGGAAAGAAGCTGTACAAACAAAACAGCATACATCTGGAAAATACAATAGAAGAAGCATATAGATATTCATATAAAAGGTTTATATTAAAGCAATAGTTTTTTCATTTGGTTTGATTGGAATTAGGTAGCAGAAATGTTACCTTTTTCTTTTTATACAAAACATCAATTAATTTATTGTATTAATATGAAAGTTGAAATAAACGTACCTGATTCACTAAAAGAAATAACTTTAGATCAATACCAAAGATTTGAAAAGTTAAATACAGAAGAAAATAAAGAATCTACATTCTTACTTCAAAAGATGGTAGAGATATTTTGTAACCTCAACTTAAAGGATGTTGCAAACATAAAATACAAATCAGTACAAGAGATAGTAGTACACCTTAACAAGATATTTGATCAGAAGCATAGTTTAACACCTACGTTTACTTTAGGCAATGTAGAGTATGGATTTATACCTGTACTAGATGATATGTCATTAGGTGAGTTTATAGATTTAGATGAGAACTTGGGTAAGTGGGATAATATGCACAAAGCAATGAGCGTGTTATACAGACCAGTTAAATTTAAGAAAGATAAAAAGTACAACATAGAAGAATACAAAGGAATGAATGACAAGCTAAAGTATATGCCTTTAGATATTGTGTTTGGTTCTATGGTTTTTTTTTATCATTTAAGCAACGAGTTAACACAAACTATCCTGAACTATTTACAGAAGGAACTACCGAAGAACCTAACTACACAGCAGAAGGAGGTTTTGCATCAAAATGGAGTGGATGGTATCAATCGGTCTATGGTATTGCTAAAGGAGATGCTACCAAGTTTGACGAGGTTACCCAGCTTAACGTCCACAAGTGTTTAATGTATTTAGCATTTGAAAAAGATAAAGTAGAATTAGAAAAGAAGTTAATTAAAAAACGATGAAAGGTTTTTACAACGTAACAGAACAATTAAAAACAGCACTTGCAGCAGAACCATTTGTTAATACAGTTACATTTGGTAGTTTAGATGATGTAGACCTTAACAAGCAAACAATATTTCCATTATCACATATTATAGTAAACAACACAACAGTAGGAACTAAAACACTAACATTTAATATTTCTATTCTTGCAATGGATATTGTAGATATAAGCAAAGCAGCAACTACTGATATATTCGTAGGAAACGATAACGAACAGGATGTGCTAAATACACAATTAGGATTACTAACAAGAATAATAAATATATTACAACGTGGTGATCTATATACTAACCTTTATCAAATAGAAGGTGATGTTAATTGTGAACCATTTGTAGACAGGTTTGAAAACAAGTTAGCAGGATGGACTGCAACATTTGATGTATTAGTACAAAACGATATGACAATATGCAGCTAACAAAAACACAAGCAGCTTTAATAGCATTTAAAAACTTTGTAATACAACAATCACGTACAAGGTTATCTAAAGGGCGTAAGAACGTTTCTAAAGAACTTTACAATAGTTTAAAGGGTAATGTAAAAGAAATGCCTAATTCTATATCTGTAGAGTTTGAAATGGAAGATTACGGTGTGTTTCAAGATAAAGGTGTAAGTGGTACTAAAAAGAAATATAATACACCATATAGTTATACAAACAAAATGCCACCAAGTAAACCATTAGCACAATGGGCAAAAAGCAAGAACATAAGATTAAGAGATAAAGAAGGCAAGTTTAAAAAAGGTAACTATAACACAATAGGATATTTAATAGCAAGAAGCATTTACAGAAAAGGTATAAAACCAAGTTTGTTTTTTACTAAACCATTTGAACAAGCATTTAAGAAACTACCAGACGAACTAATTAAAAACTTTGGTTTAGATGTAGAAGATTTTTTAGCATTTACATTAAAAGAAGATAGATTAAGATGAGTACAAAGATAAACGTAAGAAGCCCTTTTTATTTACACCTTGTAGAACCAAGTCCACCATTACCAGACTTTGATTGTACGGTTGCAGGGTTAGTAGGTTTTGCAGTAGATAATCAAGGTATTATTACTTTGCCAAGTCCTGCTGTTGGTGTGATAGATTCTATATCAAGTGATGATGGTGATTTTGCAAATAACAAATTCCCAGCAGAAGGTACTGATACATCAAGAACAATAAAAGTAAAACTACTTATACCTGTAGGTTATGCAAACACAAGTGATATATTTTTAGAATGTCCTGTAACTGCAACACAAGCAGGTACAACAAGTTCAGTAGTACAACCTACGGTATGTACAACAACGGTAACAACATCAGGTTCAATAAGTGGTCAAAGTTTAAGTGTAGGTGGTTCAAGCGTAGATATTGATTTAGCAGGATTCTTTACAGGTGAAACTACTTATGCTTTTTCTAATTTAAATCCTAATTTAGTAACAGCAGCTTTAAGTGGAAGTGTGTTAACATTAGCACCTAATGTAATTGCAGGATCAACAACGGTTTATGGTATTGGTAGGGATAATAGTTATCCAGCAACTTGTGAAGCAACACAAAGCATAGCGGTTACAGTAACAGATAGCACAAGTGCATTTAGTTGTACATCACCTACAAACCCAGCTTTACAAGGTGGAAGTATTAGTCAGGCAGGTGTAATAACAAACCCTACAACATTAGGAACTATAACAAAAATAATGGCAACTTCTGGTGGAGGTGCAATAACAAGTGTAGCAGCAAACAATACAGCAAGTCCAATATCACATACTTTGTTTTTTGATATTACAGTACCTTCTGGTTATTCTAATGCAGCAGCAACCGTAGAATGTAGTGCAACGTTTTCACAAGTAGGTACAGCACCACCTACGTTTACTTGTTCATTAGCCAACCTCACAGGTCAATCAATAGCAAGAAATGGTTCAATAAACGCAGGAACATCATCATTAGGTACTGTTAAAACACCTGCAAGTGGTGTACAGTTTAGTACAGTTGATGTAGACACCTCAAGAACTGTAACTTTTCCTGTTACAATACCTTCAGGATATGCAAATGCAGGGAGCGATATAAATTGTGATGTTACAATAATACAACCAGCAACGGTTTCGGTTTGTGGTGCAAACACATTTTATAGAAGTTCAGGTGTAACAACACAAGAAGGACATTGTAATGCAGCGTATGGTGCTAACAAAGCAATAACCTCAACAGCAGCAAGTTTAAATGCGTTACTAAATAGTCAAGTTTGTCAAGGCGGTGTACCTTTTGATGGTGGTAATTTATATTACGGTGTATTTACTTCATCAGCATCAAGTGCGTTTGGAGCAGGTGCAGGAAGTTATTATGTAATTAATATAGATAATTCAGGAATAGTTCAAGAATTAGCAATCGTTTCTTGTAATACAACAGGGGGCGGTGCAGGAGTTTTAGTTTAAAATTATGGGATTAAAAAGAGTAGATGTAGATTTATATATATGGGATGGTTTAGTAACAGATCAACCAACAAACCCACAATATAGTATTCAAAAAAGCAGAGTAACAGGCAATACTAATATTACTTTAGAAATTGCTGAACTTGTAAGGGATTATATAGCTATAAGTTATAATAACGATTATACTTCTATTGCAAGATATGTTAGGGCGGTTGTAAATTCTTTTGATGATAGTGATGAGCCTTTTGAAACAAACCCTATTGTATCAACCTATGTTGCTGTAGATGGGTATGGGTATTTTGAAGAAGGTGCAAACCCTGAATTAGATAGACACACTTTAATGAGTGCTACTAATATATATTTACCTGAAAGTACAGCAGGTAAGTTTCCAATATTTGCAGAAGGTGTAGGTAAAGTAATAATTGATTCTACTACAACACAAATAACAGATAACGGAAACACAAACCAAAAAATACAATACATTACAATACCAGCTAATACTTCAACTATTCAAGTTTTTGATACAGATGATAGCACGGTTAGAAAAACTATAACGGTGTCAAATATTTGTGAACCAAAGTACACACCTTTTAAAATTACTTTTGTCAATAAGTTTGGTGCGTTTGAAGACTTATATTTTTTTAAGAAAACAAGCGAAGTAACAAATGTAACAGATGAGTTATTTAAAAAGAATATAATAACAAATACATCATCTACATATAACACCTACGAAAACCAAAGAGGTAGAATAAATGTAAACGCTCAAACTTCTTTAACAATGAATACTGGTTTTATAAAAGAAAATATGAACCAAACAATAGAAGAACTATTTTATAGTGAAAACGTTTATATAAGATACGAAAACAAAACACTTGCAGTAATACCTAAATCTAAATCATTACAATACAAAACATCTTTAAATGACAAGCTTATAAATTATACAGTAGAGTTTGATTTTGCGTTTGATAGAATTAATAATGTTAGATAATGCTACAACTACAAATATATTTTGATGGTCAACAGGTTGAACTGTTTAAGGATGAGAGCATTGTATTAACACAATCAATACAAGACATAAAAGATATACAAAAAGTGTTTGTACCTTTTACACAAACCTTTAATGTACCAGCTTCAAAAAACAACAATAAAATATTTAAGCATTTTTACAATTTTAATATATTAGGATTTGATGCACGAAAAAAAACAAGTTCTGAATTACATTTAAATTATAAGTTATTTAAAAAAGGTAAAATAAAACTTGAAGGTGTACAACTTAAAAACAATGAACCACATACATACAAACTCACATTCTTTGGTAACACAATAAACCTTAAAGATTTATTAGGTGAAGATAAATTAAGTGCATTAGATCAATTAAACAAATATAGTTTTAGTTATAACGATACAAACATAGCTGCTTATATGGCTAATGGTTTAGATGTTGTTTCACCAGCAGGTACAATAACAGATGCAGTTATAATACCGTTAATTACCCATACCGCAAGATTAATATTTGATAGTAATTCAGCAGTTGTTAATACTGATACTATTAAAAACATAAATACATCAGCAGGAACAAGTACAGATTATGGAGTGCCTTTTAAAGAATTGAAACCTGCTATTAGGTTATATGCAATTATTAAGGCAATAGAAATACAATACAACATTACTTTTAGTACTGACTTTTTTAATGAAACAAATACTGCTTTTTATGGTTTGTATATGTGGTTACACAATAAAGAAGGCGAACTATTTCAAGACCAAGATGCTCAACATCAAGCAACTGGTTTTACAGTAACTAAAAATGAGGATAACATATTTACAGGATTTAAAAACGCAAGTTTTACTTCGTCTATGGATGAAATTAAAAAGACAAGGGTTTTTGACAATATACCTGTAGATAAAATAGAAAGAAGAATGAATGTTAGGGTAACACCTAATGGTTCTGATCCCTATAGTTTAATAATAAAAAAAGATGGTCAACAGTTCCAAAGGTTTAACGGTTTAACTGGTGCAACTGAATTAGGACAAAACACAAGTTTAAAAGAAAAAGACTGGTTAGATATAGGCGATGGTACATACACTTACTTTATTGAAACAGATGCAGTTTCAAGTTATAGCTTTATAGTATCATCATATATAAAAAGCACAAGATTACTTGGAAGAAAAAAGGATTTAATATTTACAGCAACTGCTGCTAAAACAACTGATAACCCTGTTGATGCAGACCAGTTAGCACCTGATATGAAAGTAATAGACTTTATTACTGGTATTTTTAAAATGTTTAATCTTACAGCATTTGAAGATGATAACGGTATTATTCAGGTAAAAACACTTGACAACTTTTATGCAAGTAGTACAGCAGCACACGACATTACACCTTTTTTAGATAAAACAGAAACAACAACAGATTCTATATTACCTTTTAAAGAAGTAGATTTTGAATATGATGGTACAGATAGCTTTTTAGCAAACAATCACAAAGAAATAGAAAATACTGAATGGGGTGCTTTGTATTATAACGCACCAGAAAAATATGATGGTAAAGTATATAATATTACATTACCTTTTGAGCATTTTAAATACGAACATTTATTTGTATCCGCAAACAATATAGTAAGTGCTACCGATAGTAACGTGCAGTATGGATATTCAGTTGATAAAAGCCAATCACCATATTTAGGTAAACCCTTACTTTTTTATGCAGCAAAATCTTCTGCAACAATAAGAGCGTTAAATTTAACTGAAAGTACAGGTGTGTCAATTACAAATCCATACATACCATTAAATTGTGAAACTACAGGTAGCACATATTTGTCAGGAAAACAAAGTATAAACTTTAATGCTGAATTTGATGAATATTCAAGGGAGGTAAACAATGAAACGTTATTTAAAAGCTATTATAAAAACTATATAGAAGATATGTTTGATATACGCAAACGTATTACAACAGCAAAGGCTTATTTGCCTATGAGTTTAATTTACAAATTAAATTTAGCTGATAAGTTTATTTTAAATGATAACGAATATAGAATAAATAAAATATCTACAAACTTTGAAACCGAACAAAGCACTTTAGAATTAACAAACATATTTGATGCACCTGTATTTAAAACCTTAAGAATATTAGATGATAACTGTTTAACTGTAGATTCAACTTTAATA